GTCAAACAGGCTGTGCGGCCTTATCGCAAGATAGCGATGGGGGTCATCTAATGGCCTCGGAGATAGCCAACGCCAAGGACGGGCTGGGAACGCTGATAGGCAATATATCGGCTATTCGACAGGTATTCGATTACCCGCCAGAGGACGTCCATGAAATGCCTGCGATGGTCTTGCTGTTTGAGAGTCGGGACACCGAACAGACAATGGGCGGTAGCACGTTCCTCGGCACGATACGCGGCACGTTGCTCGTTTCGTCGGCCTCGACCAAGCAGGCTTTTGACGAGTTGGACGCCTACATGGAGCCGCTAGGCACGAATAGCATAGAGGCGGCGGTAGACGGTGACACGACCTGGGGTAGCACCGTGGACACGGGGCGGCTCATCTCCGTCGAGAATGTGGGCTATCGAGATGTCGGCGGGGGCCGATACGCGGCGGCTGATTTTGTTTTCGAGTTTCTAAAACAGGTGGCAACATGACCCTATATGACTCCAAAGACACAATTGTATATATGGCCCAGTACGACATAACGACGTACACGACAGAGGCCGGACTATCCGGCTCTCGGAATCTACATGAGGCCACGACGTTCGGCTCTGCCGGGGCCACGTTCCACCCTGGGACGGAAACGCCGACGCTATCTTGGTCTGGGCTATATGACGACGGGACAAGCGGCTCTGAGGTGATTGTCAACGCTCTGAAAGGGGCTTCTTCCGAGTCGGTCATCTCGTACTATCCCGGCACCGACGCTATTGGCAAACTCAGCATGGCGAGCGGCGGGGCGTGGATAGGGGAAGACCCGGCGGTTGATGTATCCGTTGGCTCACTGGTAGCCATGAGCGCGAGCATCAACATGGGCCTCGTAACCCGCTCCAAGTCCACCGGGACAAAGTCCACGGTGACGGCGACGACGGCAGGCACATCAATAGACGATGCCGCATCGTCGGCTAGCGGTGGGGATTGGGTCTACCATGTGTTCGCCTTTACTGCTTCCGGCGGGAACGCTCGATGGCAGGTCGTCCTTCAACACAGCGCGAATAACTCTAGTTGGTCGGACGTCTCCAGCATTAACGTCAGCGCGGTGGGAGCCGCCAAGACCGCATTTACCGGGACTCTCAACCGATACGTCCGACAACGGGTAGTTCTCGACGCTTCGTCCGGCTCAATCACTTTTGCGGCCTCATATAACCGCGCATAGGAGTATAAAACAATGGCACTTTTTGATAGCAGTAAGTCGAAATTCCTGGTAACCGACAGTGGCGGGACAGCCAACCGAGACCTGTCAACATTCATTACCGAAATCAGCGGATTGCCTGGAGCCAGAAACGATAAGTGGTCACTTCGACGATACCGCCACGACAGGCCCAGAGGCCGTCCTTGGCCCTCTCAGGACGCACACGGCGGCGGTGGCCTTTTCGTATGGGCCAAAAGGTAGCACGTCCGGCTTCCTTAAATATTCCGGCACGTTCTGGGTGACTGAATTGGCTGTGGATTCATCCGTTGGCTCACTCGTTGCATGGTCGTCGAGTCTGCAAGTCGAGGGAACGGTCACCAGAGGGACATTCTAATGCCGACCATCTCTCAGGCGAAGGCTTCCCAGAACGGTCATTCAGTCCAGCGCATCGAACTTCCTATCACGGGCGGTTGGTGGGAACTGAATACAAGGCCACCGTGGGGCAAGTTGATGGGAATTCGCAAGGCGATGGCACAACCTGGGGCCACTGACGAGGACAACATCAATATTGTCCTTCAGGAACTAACTGTCCAATGGTCGTTTGACGACGAAGTGACGGTGGAAGCCATCGAGCAGATGGACATTGAGGACATCGGTGAAGTTATGGAGGTTGTGAACAATGCCATCCTCCCTTTATTCGAGCGGATGGTCAGAAGCTAGAAGCTGAGAAGCTATTCATTGGCCTCAAAGAAGGCCGGGTGCCGCCGGATTATATAGTCGCTCACACAATGCACGAAACCGGGCTGAGTTGGCAGGAGTTGGAGACGACGCCTGCCGACGTTGTGAGTCGGCTGATGCTCTACAAACAGGTGCGGACAGCCATCGAAACCAAAGGACAGTTGCAGTTCCCCGATGCCAGCTAATAAACAATTTCAATATACCGTCACTCTACACGGGTTCGACCAACTGACGCGGACGTTTCGTTCTGCGCCTCAATGGCTGGGCGAAGAAGCGACCAAAGGAATGCGGCAGTCGGGTCTCGCCGTCCAGCGCGAGTCGGCGATACTGGCCCCGGTGGACACTGGACGGCTTAGGGCGTCGATAGAGACTCAGGTTGACGGAAAGGTCATTCCAGAATGGGTGAAGATTGGGCCGACGGTTAAGTATGGGGCTTTTGTGGAGTTCGGGCGCAGGGCGGGGGCCAGGATGCCGCCACCTTCTGCGCTGATGCCGTGGATACGGCGGCACGGCGGGGCCGGGAATCCCGAAGCGGCGGCGTTTTTGCTGGCGCGGGCCATTGCGAAGCGGGGCATTAAGCCCCGACCATATATGCAAGACGGATTCAAAGGCGCACAGCGGGCCATAAGCCGCATCTGGGACAGGGTCGGAAGGTCAATAGAGATGAGATGGGGTCGCGAAAATGGCTGAAGAAGCACGACTGAATATCATTCTGCGGTTGAAGGACGAAGCTTCCAAACGCATGAAGAATGTAGACCGCACCTTCAAGCAGTCTGGCGCAAAAATTGGGCAGGCGGCGGCTGGTGGTGCGCTGGTCGCTGGAGCCGCCTTTGTTGCCACTGGCAAGACCATGCTGAGTTTCGGCGATGATGTAAAACTTGCGGAGAACGCCATCCGCATGGGTACTGGCGCGATGGGCGACGACCTCGATGCGCTCATGGACAGCACAGGAAGCGTCAGCGGTCAGGTGCCGCAAGACTTCCTAGCTGTCGCCACCGCTGTGGCTGATGTCAACACCGAGTTCGGCCTGATGGGCAAGCCTCTGGAAGACATGACCAAGATGTTTTTAGACGTATCACGGGTCGCCGGGACTGAAGCAGGCCCGATGATTAAGGGCGTCAACGATATTATGAGCGTGTTCGGAGAAGACCAGACCGAGACCAACCGCATCCTCGGCGATTTTGTGGGAATCGCCCAGGACACAGGCATGCCGTTAAACAAGCTAATTGACGACATGACGACCTATGGGCCAGTGCTGAAAAATGCTGGCATGGAAACAGATGAGGCGGCGGCTTTTATCGCAACGCTCAACAAGAACGGCATCGAGGCTTCGAGGGTTATGCCGGGGCTGAACAAACGGATGCGGGATTTGGCTGACCAGGGCATCACCGACATTGCGGCGGCCCTTGAGAAAGATATCGCCTTCATTGCGGCGGCTACCGACGACACCGAAGCGCTCAACCGGGCAACCGATGTGTTCGGCTCAGAGGGAGCGCAAAGGATGCTGGCGGCGATTAGGGCCGGACTGATACCCGCATTTGAAGACCTTGTTGCGAAGACGCGGGAAACCGAGGACGAGGTAGAGAACCTTACCAAAGACACGCTAACTACCTCGGAGCAATTCTCTGTTATGAAGAACAGGCTCAAGGCTGTCATAGCCCCCTTCGCTGATTACATAGCCCTCATAGGGGCGATACTCATACCGTTGGGGTTATTGGCTATCGCCATTGGCGGCGTTGCTCTGGCGGCAACTGCTCTCAGCATTCCGCTGTTGCCATTGCTAGCTGTTATCCTGGCGATTACTGCGGCTGTGGTAATTGGCGTTATCATCTTCAAGAACTGGGACAAAATCGTCGCCGCATTGGGCGCAACTTGGCAAGCCGTCGGGGGGAAAATGGATGGCCCAGTTCTGGCGGTGTGGGCTGTTATCAAGATGGTTATCAATGCGGCTATTGACGGTATCAATGCCATGATACGAGGAGCCAATAAGGTCAAACTTCCGAAGTGGATTCCTGGCATTGGTGGCAAGGGCATCAGCATACCCGAAATCCCAAACCTTGCGGCTGGTGGCATCGTCACCTCTCCCACGCTCGCTCGCATTGGCGAAGCTGGGCCGGAAGCTGTCATCCCACTCAATGGGAATCGTGGAGCCGGAATGGCTCCGAGCATCACTATCAACTTCCCAGTAGGCTCGACGGTCATTTTGGATAACGAGGCTTCTGCCAGGGCATTGGCTGACCAGATTACCCAGCAAATCCGAAGCGTTCTCAGAGCGCAGGGTTCTTTCTAGTGGCGAAATTCACAGCCGAGATATTGATTGATTGGAACAACGACGGCGACTACTCGGATAGCAATGAGGATGTAACGTCCTACGTTAAGTCGATGCAGTACGCCCATCAGCAAAACCTCGACAGAGACCAAGTATCGGCGGGCGTTCTGACTGTAATTCTGAACAACGACGACCACAGATTCAGCAAGCCGAAAGGCACCATCACGGGACTGTTGCCAGGGCGAACACTCTGGGCGCGACTCTGGTATCCATACGACACGTTCGTCGGAACAGACGGCACGAACCTTTCGGCCCATTCGCCCACCCAGGACGCCAACTGGACATGGGTGGCGGCTCTAAATAATTTCCAATTGAACGGCTCTGGCGCGGCTCGAACGTCCACCACCTCTGCCGCCCACATCAACTATTTAGACTTCTTAGACGCCGACGTCGAGATAGCCGCCATGTACCGCCGAGGCACTGATTCCAGTGACCACGGCGGGTTCGTGTTCCGATACGTTGACGCGAACAACTACGGCTACGTCAGAGTCACTGGCTCTGCCATTGAGTTCAGAAAGAAAATAGGCGGTTCGGATAGCCAGATAGCGACTGCCTCGCATACCTGGGCTGACAACACCACCAAACACCTCCAGCTACGCCTTCACGGGACGATGGCGGTGGTGCTGGTGGATGGCGTCCAAATCGCTTATGCCGCTGGTGACGCGCCAACTCTGTATCTTCGAGGCCCAGTGAGCGTAGCTGATGCGGCGATTAACGCCGGGACGAAGCACGGCCTCTGGTGCGATGGCGCGGCAGACCACACATGGCTCCAGTTCGGCGGGTTCAAAAGCCTCATTCATGGGTTCATTGAGTCGATAGTGCCAAGACCCTCCAAGGGAACGCAATACTGCTTCATCAAGGCCCACGATGACATTTCGGAGCAACAGAGAACCGAGGTGCATTACGCGAACACTGGCTCGTTCCCCAGAGGCACGGGGCATTCCATATACGTCATGTTGAACTCGGTGGGCTGGCGAGCGCGATATCAGATGGAAGAAGCCAACACCGCCGTTGCAGATTTTGAAGGCTTAAAATCTGTTGATATGTTTGTCCAAGACGCCGTTCTTCAGGCTCAAATGGAGGAGGATGGCCTGTTCTACGTTGACGGAGACGGCTACACTCGCTTTGAATCCAGAGACCATCGGGACTCGGCCCCTCATACCGCCAGCCAAGCAACGTATCGAGATATCAAAAACGGCAGTGACCCATACTTCACGGATATGGCATGGGAGGACGGAGACTCTGGCATTGAGAACCACAACTCTTTTGCGGTGCGTCGAGGTGAGATAGCCGCCAGTGGGGCCATTGTGCAAGTTTGGGGCGCAGAGATTGACGCAAACCTTAACACTATCGAGTTCGACGCTCTAGAGAAAAAAACATTCGAGTTTGAAATTAACTCGACATATGATTTTTACCTCGGACTGTCCCTGGGGGACGGCGGCGTCACCGATTACACCGCCAATACATTGGCAGACGACTCAGGAACAAACATTTCGAGCGAGTTGACCGTTGCTCGCAAGCAAGACCGCTCCTTCGGGAGATTCGGCGAGATAGAGGTCACTTTCGGGGCGACGGCGGGATTCCTAACCCTTCTACGACAGCGCGGTCAAGCCTGGATATACACCGATTGGTTTGCGGTGGTTAACGCTGATGCAACGTCCATCACTGCCTATCGAGACCGATTCAAGAATATTGCTTGTAATTTCATCGACCGCTCGGCTAACGCCGAGGCGGCTGGAGCGCATCGGCTGGCCCGCAAGAAAGACCCCAAGACCCGGCTGACGCTGACGCTCATGGGCGCAGACGTTCCGACAGCTCGTCACATGATGCAGAGGCGCGTGTCAGACCTCGTTACGTGCGTGTATAGCGACATGGGCATCAACGACACGTTCTTCGTAGAGGGCGAGAGTTGGACAATTGACCAAGCGGGGTTTGCGACCCAGCAAATATTGCAGTTGAGGGAAGCATGAACGACCCGGCAATTATTGCCGCGCTCATTTCTGTCGTTGCCGTCGTCACTCTGGCGCTCACCACTCTGGTTTATCGGTTTGGGCGGCTGTGCGCTCAGGTTGACCATTTACGGCGGGACGCCAGTAGGCGACACGACGAGAGTCGGAGAGAGTCCAGGGAACGGTATGAGGGTTTAGTCAGTAGATTGGCCCGCTTGGAAACTTATTTTATGACGGGTTCGTCGGGCGTAGGCAATGACGACTGAGGATTTACAGGTTGAACTGCAAGACGCCCACCGACGAATCGTGGAACTTGAGGCCCGCACTCGAACCGTTTTAACCGGGAGTCAATTCTTGGTTATCGCACTAATAGGCCCGCTTTTCCTCGCATTTGTGACGTTAGGTGTGTTAATCGTTTGGAAAACGACCTCAAAACCTGCGGAAATCGCACCGCATTTGGACATAATATTGGTCGCTTTTTCCATCTTTGCCCTGCCTGTGACAGGCGCCGCCGCCTCAATCGTGTCAATCATGTCTGATGAGATAAAAGCGAGGATAAAGACCGATGAGTAGACGCAATTTCACGTTCTCGATACCGTCCCTCAGTGTCCGGTTTGGTGGTTTGGCGCGGCTTCGGCTCCCAATCCCAGGCGGCGTCTATCTGGGTGGTGGACGGTTGATTCTGTTCTCCTTGTCCGCTGTGGTTCTGGGCTTCCTGGCCTCAATGTTCGTTCTCATCAGCACGGGCGACCAGGAACTAACATGGCCCATGTCGGGCGCATTGTACGACGCGCCATCGATGATTGGTTCCCGCGTTGTTGATGCTGAGTTCCCCCAGGATGCCTCGCAAACTCTCCAGATTAACCTTCCGGCGGGACTGAGGCTGGACGAAATTACCCTGAAGAATATCAGCCTGGGCAAGGCAGGCATCACAGATGCATTCCAATTGTCGGGGACATCCTCCTCGGACGTCCTCGTTATCGATACGCTCATCATCCGCAATTCTGAATTCCCAACGATGGATTTTGCAAACGGCGACATCTTCACGCTAATAGCTACGTCGAGCGTTGTGGCGGCAGGGCATACGTTTAGCCCCACGATGGCTAGCACTACTAACGACGTTGTTGTTGGTAGCGGACGCGGGGCGGTGAGTTACATCGCAGAAGACATGGTGGTTGACCGCATCCTTATTCTTCAGTCAACCTCTGGCGGCGATGTCATCATCGACACGCTAACCTTGGACGGAGTGAGGGCGTGGACGGGTGGGTTCAACGCCGACTATTTCGAGATAGGCCGGGTCATCCTCGAAAATTTGAGGGTAGGCGACGATGGCGACATCGACTCTTCAGACTTAATTTTGAACTCCTCGGTTAATGTCAATACGGTCTACGACGGGGTGCTTGAAGAACCCGTATTCATAAGGTAATAACATGAATCTTGAAAAGTTTCTAGGCAAATTACGGCCCCAGGTATTCCTTGCGCTGGTGCTTCTCGGCACCATCGCCGTCCTCGGCGTTCGGACGGGTTTGACCGAGGTGGTTGTGGGGTGTCTGGCGGGCATAATAGCGTTGAGCAAGGATGTGATTCAGAGCGACGTCTAGCATTCACATCCTAACGTAGGTATGATGATGTCGCGCTGGACTGAGAAACCTCATCACCAGTCGAGCGCGTTCTCCGTTTGGGCTGGGCGTCGTCCCTGGCGTCCGGCCCTTCAACTCTAGTCTCTCCCTTTCTTGAGACCGTCCAGGTGGGAGCCTCTTCCCCCGCCTGGGCGGTTTTTTTATCTCCGAAACTCCCCCCCAAAACCGCGAGTTTTTCGTCCCGATTCCCCCCGTTTAGGCCCAATAAGGCCTGAAACGGTATAACTGTTATAAAGTCAGAAGAATCAGGCACGAATGGTTCATGTAAACCCCTTGACACCTATCTATAGTTTTAGTAACTTGACATTGACGAGCGGGTCGCAGGCTAGGAACAAGCGACACAGACCCTCACTGACGGAAACGACCACTAACCTCTGAGACCTAACGGGATGACCAGAGAGGCCTAAATCGGGAAACCGACATGGCACGGTGGGAGAACCTTCCAGCCCCCAAAGGGGCTAGCAACCGCACCGAGCGATGGAGCCAAGAGGCTCACCATCTAAATGCCAAACCTCGGTGGCGCGCAGGATAGATAGCCAGAGCATCGCACCGGAGTGAGGGCGCGGAAACAGAGAAGCACTACACCATCCGACGAGTCAACACAGATTGACCCGCCCGATGGTTTAAGGCTTAAACGAGAAGAGGAGAGAACGAAATGAAATTTGAGACAACACTAGCCAAGGCCGACAGGATAGCCCAAACGGAAAGGACTTACACAGTCGAACTCACCGAGAGCGAGATTATCTTAATGGGATACTTGCTGGCAGAAGAAACAAAGAGGGTGAGCCTCTCTGGCAACTACAAAC